AGAAGGGGTCGCTGCTCGGGTGCGGCGCGGTCATCGAGGAGGCGCACAAGGGGTACATGAACGCGCATGGCGAGTGGGTGGCGGAGAACCCCGAGCATCCGACCACGCGCGGCTTCCGGCTCAACGCGCTCGTCTCCCCCTGGGCCGCGTGGACCGACTTGGTGCGCGAGTTCCTCGCGGTCAAATCCGACCCGATCCGCTTCCGCCAGTTCGTGAATACCGTGTGGTGCGAGACATGGGAGGACGAGGGCACGACCGTCGAAGCGCACATCCTGGCCGAGCGCATGGGTCGCGGCTACCCGAAAGACCCGACCCTCCTGCCCGCCGGCGTCGCCGTGCTCACCCGCTCGGTGGACGTGCAGGGCGATCGGCTCGAGACCGCGGTGTGGGGGTACGGCGAAGACGAGGAGGCGTGGCTGATCGAGACGGAGATCATCCCCGGCGATCCCGCGACGCCAGCCCCGTGGTCGGAGTTGGCCGAGCGCATCCAGAAGCCCTATCTCCACGAGACCGGCGTCACGCTCTCGCCGGCCGTCACGTTCATCGACTCGGGCGGCCACCACTCGAAGGAGGTCTACACCTTCACCCGTGCGCACGTCCGCGAGCGGGTCTATGCCATCAAGGGCAGCTCGCTCGAGGGGCACGCGCTCCTCGGGCGCCCGCAGCGAAACAACTCGGCCAAGGCGATCCTGTTCATGGTGGGCTCATTCACCGGCAAGGAGTCCATCATCGCCCGCTTCGTGAAGGTGGGCGAGCCCGGCCCCCGCTACATCCACCTCCCCGCATGGCTCGATGGCGAACAGCTCGCGCAATTCACCAACGAGAAACTCGTCACCCGCTTTGTGGGCGGCCGGCCGAAACGCGTGTGGGTGAAGACGGGGCGGAATGAGCAACTGGACCTGGCCGTCTATGCCCTCGCGGCGCTCCAGACGCTCGGGCCGGGCACGGTGCGGGGGCTCGGGGCGCTGGCCGCGTCGTACGTCGAGCAGGGCGCGGCGCTCAAAGCGCAGCAATCGGCAGATCCCAACGTACCACCGCCATCTGACAGCAGCGACGACGCGTCAGATGGCGGTGGGTACGCACGGCAAGGCATGGGGCGCTGGCGCCCCTGACGCCCTACCGCGTTCGCTCTGCGTGGAGCGGGGTGTTCTTCGTCGCCCTGAAGTCCCTCGGATTCTTGGCATCGCCCAGATACTTGGTGCGCCACACTTCGATCCCGTCTTCCGCCCTGGTGAGCGCGCCATCAAGGTCACCGATCGCGGTGTCGTCGGCGATTTTGGTGGCCGCGTTCGACAACTCGGTGCCGAGCGAGATGAGTGCGTTTCGGGCTTCGGCTCGCTGGTGGTCTAGCATGGTGTGACCCTCCGGTGGGGGTGCGTGTGATACCCACATCGGGCGTATCCGTGTTGCGTAGAACGGGATAGCCCGTCATATTGGCGTTACAGCCCCCTCGCCGGGGCTCACAATCTCTGCTTTGGTGCTGGCTCTGGCCACGGCCCTTGATGTCCTCCTTGTGGGAGGGCTCAGGGGCTTTTTCGCGTTCTCCCCCTTCGCATCTCGCAATTTCGTGTCCACGACGATCTCCTCGAGCGTTGAGATCCCGCGATGTGAGCCCCGTGAATTGATCGCGGGGATGACGTGGCTCTGGATCAAAGAGTTCACGGATTTCCCGTCGGTGGACTGGACCCTCAAATACAACATTCGCGGCGCCTCGTCGCTGGATGTCACGGCGCTCGCGGACCCCGATGGTGTCTCCTACGACATCGTCGTGGACGCTGCGACCACCGGCCCGATCTTGGCCGGGGCCTACGCCTGGATCGCCACCGTCACCAACGCGGCCACCCCGACCCCCACGGGCGAGGTCTACCCGGTCGGCCAGGGCGACTTCCAGGTCCTCGCCAACTACGCCACGGCCGGCGCCGGGGCGCTCCAATCCAACTGCGAGAAGATGCTGGCCGCGGTGGAGGGTGAGATCGCGGCCCGGCTCGGACTCGCGGCCACGAATACAACTGGCGGCGCTGCATCGGCCGCAACCTCTCCTGGCTCCGCGCACAACGAGATCGAGATCGCGGGCCGGAAGCTCTCGAAGATCCCGCTCGCCGGCAAAGACTCGCTCTACTGGCTGCGCGCGGCGTACAAAAATGAGATCGCGCGGCTGGAATACGGCGGCGCCCTCCCGCCCGTGGCCGTCGTCTTCGGGGACAACCGCCGCGGCTTTGGCGGATGGGAAGGGATGTGAGGCGGCTGCTCGCGCGGATCGGAAAGAACGGGGCCGAGCTCGCGCTGGGCGCGGCGCTGCTCGGCGGCTGGGCTGCGCTCGCCTTCGGGCTCTCGCTCGTGCTCGGCCCTCGGGTGTGGCCCTTCGCCGTCGCCGCGCTCCTCCTCTCCGCGGCCGGCTGGCGCTTCACGTATCGGCTGATTCGCGACGGGCTCTACACGTTGACCCGGAGACCGCCGAATGCCTAACCCATTCGCGACGGTCGCCGATGGGCTCCGCATGGACGCGAGCTACTACCGGGGCGCGAGTTACGACCGACTAAACGCCGACTGGTCGATGTGGCGGCTCTCGTCCGACCAGGCGATGAAGTTCGACCTCCAACCCCTTCGCGACCGCGCCCGCGAATTGGTGATCGGCAACAGCACGGCGTCGGCCATCCCTGAGATCCTCTCCGAAAACGTCATCGGGAAAGACGGGATCATTCTGCAAGCCCGCGTCGAAAACTCGCGCGGCGCGCTCAACAAGTCCGTTAACGATCAGATCGAAGAGCAGTGGGCGCGCTGGTGCGAAGATGGCAACTGCACCGCGGACGGCCAGGGCGGCTTCGTCGATCTCCAAAAGCTCACCGTCGAGACCGAGTGCATCGACGGCGAGGTCCTGCTCTACCCGGTCCGCAATTTCGGCAACGCCTGGGGCTTCGCGATCGACTCGATCGACGTCGATCAGCTCGACCAGAACTACAACGTCGCGGGCTCGGATTCGGTGAACGCGATCCGCATGGGTGTCGAGACCGACGCCTGGCACCGCGCGCTGGCCTACTGGCTCTGGACGGCGCACCCGAGCGAGCCCGAAGGCAAGACGCGGCTCCGCTATCCGGCTGGGGATTTCCTGCACGTCTACCGCCAGCGTCGCCCCAAGGCGACCCGGGGCGCGACGTGGATGGCGCCCTTCATCTTCGATCTCAACATGCTGGGCCGCTACCGTGATGCGGTCGTCACCGCAGCGCGCGTGGCCGCGAGCGCGATGGGATTCTTCACGCAGGACGAGAACACCGTCGGGCCCGAACTCCCCACCAAGGGCCAGAAAGCGGTCCCGCGTCACGCGTCCCCTGGCTCGTTGTGGCAGCTCGCCCCCGGCCAAGGGTTCGAGGCGTGGAAGCCCGAGCAACCGAGCGCATCGTTCAAAGAGTTCGACAACTCGATGACGCGGAATGTCTCGGTCGGTGCCCGCGTGTCCTATATGTCGGCGTCCAACGACCTCTCCTCGACGTCGTTTGCGTCGGGCCGGATCGGATTGCTCGCCGAGCGCACGGTGTTTCAGGCGCTCCAGCAGCGCCACATCCGCCGCGTGCTGACACCGATTTACCGCGAGTGGTTGCGGATGGCGATGCTCAAAGGGCGCCTCCGGCTCCCCACCGAGCGCCCGTCCGACTACTACAACGTCATCTGGCACCCGCGCGCCTTCACGTTCATCGACCCGTCGAAAGACATCGACGTGCTGGAGCGTTCGGTCGCGATGGGGATTGACTCGCTGACCCGCGCGTGCGCCGAGCAGGGCCGCGACTTCGAGACCGTGATGAAGCAGCGGGCCGAAGAGATCAAGCTGGCCGAGAAGCTCAACGTCCCGCTCATCATCGCCGCCGGTCGCGCCAAGCCGATCGAAGTGGACACGGTCGAGGAATCCGAAGACGTGGCGTCGGGCGACGACCAAGAAGGCCAGTCGCCCACCACACCGCCTAAGAAAGCCGCGCCCGCGCCGAAGAAGAACGGCAACGGGAACGGCAGCAACAGCAACGGCGCCCACCGCCGCATCCCCACTCTCCGCTAACCGGCCCCGCCAATGTCTCAGCTCCTCAAAGACTGCACGGTCACGGGCACCGCCGAGCCGCAGACGCCCATCGGCTTCGTCGATCAGCCAGCCAACACGATCGTTGCGGGGCCGGCAAGCGGCGCCATCGGCCCGGTCACCGCGCGCAAGCTCGTCGCGGCCGACATCCCGGCTGTGGCCGGGTACGGGGATCTCGTCGCGGCGAACAATCTATCCGACGTCGCGAACGCAGGCACCGCGCTCGCGAATCTCGGTGGCACCACGGCAGCGGCGGTCGCGGCAACGTATGAGACGCAAACCGCCGCCGCGCTCCTGGCGCCGCTCGCAAGCCCCGCGCTGACCGGGGCCCCTACCGCGCCAACGGCCACCATCGCCGACAACAGCACGAAGATTGCGACCACCGCCTACGCGGACCGCGCGGGAGTCGGTGCCGTCGCGTCGGTCTTCGGTCGCACTGGTGTCGTCGCCAAAGCGGGCGGAGATTACGCGGTCGCGGATGTCACGGGCGCCGCGCCGCTCGCGTCGCCAGCACTCACGGGTGTCCCCACCGCGCCGACCGCGGCTGTCGATACGAACACCACGCAGGTCGCCACGACCGCCGGCGTGTTAGCACAAGCGGCGTCGGCGAACCCCGTCATGGACGGCGCCGTCGCCGTTGGCGTGAGTACCCGCTTCGCGCGGGCAGACCATGTGCACGCCAGCGACACGAGTCGCGCCCCGTTGGCGAGTCCCGCGCTCACAGGGGTGCCGACGGCGCCCACCGCAGCCGTCGATACAAACACGACGCAGGTGGCGACGACCGCGGGGGTTCTCGCGCAAGCCGCATCTGCCAATCCGGTGATGAACGGTGCGGTGGCAGTCGGAACCAGCACGCGGTACGCCCGTGCGGACCATGTGCACGCCAGCGACACGAGCCTGGCGCCGCTGGCGTCGCCTGCCCTAACCGGCAGCCCGACCGCACCCACACAAACGCTCGGCGACGGCAGCACGAAGGTCGCGACCACGGGGTTTGTCGCGAACGACTACGCCCCGGCGAAAGTCGCGCTGACGGACGGCGCCACGATCACCTGGGCCACAGCCGGCCAGCGCGTCAATAATGCGAGCGTCACGCTCGCCGGTAATCGCGCGTTCTCGCTCACCGGCCTCGTGGCTGGCGCCAGTGGGTTCGTCGTCATCACGCAGGACGGCACCGGCTCGCGCACGGCGACGGTCACCGGCAAGGTGTTCGGTGCCGCCACGGCCGCGACGCTCCCGCTCTCCACAGCCGCCGGTTCGGTCGATGGCGCGTCGTGGTACTACGACGGGACGACGGTGTTCTGGTCCGTCGCCACCGCGGCGATCTAGGGGAGCCGACCAGTGTTTCGCTTCCCCCGCCTCGCTGGGAGCAAGAAGGCGTCGCTCCCCTGGCAGACGCTCCAAACGGCGCTGTCGCTCGGGAGCGCGGGCGCGCTCTACGACGGCCTCGTGAACGTCACACAATCGGGCGGTGTCATCAGCGCGCTGGCCGATGCGCGCGGATCGACGGGCTTTGCCCCGACGGTGCAGAACGCGGCCGGGAGCCCGACCTACAACACGACGACCGGCGCCATGACGTTCAACGGCTCGTCGCAATACATGTATACCGCGGCGTCGGCGGTGTTCGATCTCTCCGCGCCGATCAGCCTGTGGGCCGTGATGTCCGGGGCGGGCGCGGGCAGCTTCAACACCTTTGGCGGGATCAGCGACACGGGCCCCAGCAAGCGGCTCGACATCATCTCGTTTACGGGCGGCGTCTACGCGACATACGTCGGGCCAGCCGGTAGCGAAACCTCGAGCATCGTCACTTGCGACTCCACGATCCGGCTGGTCGTGATCTCGAATGCCAGTAGCATCGCGAACATCGACGTGCCCAACAAGACACGCGTGAGTAGCGGGTCCGGCTCGATTAGCGCCGGCAACAACGCGCTGACCTGGGGCGGTTACTACCAGGAGGCGAACAACCCCTCCGTGGTGCTCGCCTATGGCGTGATCCCGCGGGTCGTCACCGTGGGCGACATCACCGCCCTCAAAGCCTACGCGACCGCGAAAGGATACACGGCCGCATGACTCTCCTCTCTCCCCGCTGATTCTATGGCGAACAAGATCCCTGGCATCATGCGCGCGGTATGCGCGACGCCGTGGGCCATCCAGCCCGACAAACTGGAGGCCATCATGGAACTCTTGGAGCTACGTGCGGCGGGCGGCGTGGTGCCGCCTGACGATGTGGCGCGGATTCGTGCCGAGCGGCGCGAGAGCACCGCGCCCCGGAGTGCGGGCGCCATTGCCGTGCTCCCTCTCTATGGCGTCATCGCGCAGAAGATGAACGTGATGACGGACATCTCGGGCGGGACGAGCGCCGAGATGTTTGGCGCGGCGTTCGACGAAGCGCTCTCCCGCACCGACGTCTCGGCGATCATCCTCGACTGCGATTCACCGGGCGGGACGGTCGAAGGGATTCCCGAGCTCGCCGCCAAGATTTTCAGCGCCCGCGGGAAGAAGCCGATTGTCGCCGTCGCCAACAGCTTGATGGCGAGCGCCGCGTACTGGATCGCCTCGGCGGCCGACAGCGTGGTCCTCACGCAAGCGGCGCAAGTGGGCTCGATCGGTGTCTTCACCGTGCACGCCGACGAGAGCGAGGCGATGGCCAAGGAAGGCATCCGCCACACGCTCATCTCGGCCGGCAAGTACAAGACTGAGGGGAATCCGTACGAGCCGCTGACCGCTGAGGCGAAAGCCGCGACGCAGGCCGCAATCGATGACGTGTACGGGCTCTTCGTCGCGGACGTCGCCAAGCATCGGGGCGTGACCCCGCAGGCGGTGAAGGACGGCTACGGGCAGGGCCGCGCACTCCGCGGCAAAGCGGCCATCCGCGCCGGGCTGGCTGACCGCATCGGGACGCTCGACTCGGTAATTCAGGAGTTGGGCGCGACGGGCCGACGCCGGAGCGCCACACGCACCGCCGCCGCATTGCGAGACATGCCGATGGCCGCGCTCGCCGGGACGCCCATGCACAGCCTCTCCATCGGCATCGACGAGGGGCTCGTCGCGCAATTCCTCTCCGCGAAGCCCGACGAGATGCTGACCGGCACACGCACCACGGCCGACGACTTCGAGTCGGACGAGTGCGAGACCTGCGGGGCGCCGTTGACCGCCGACGGCGAGTGCCCGAACGGCCACCCGCAGGACGATGACGACGACATCACCGATGGCGCACCACTCGACAACCAATCCCAGTCTCAACGTGCGGCGGATGGGGCTACCGCGCGTGCAGGTTCACCCCCCACCAGACAGGCCCCCGCGCCTGCGAAGGAGAAGACCGTGGACATCACCGCGGCCCCGCAGAACGGGGCCACAAAGCCAGCCGTCGATTTCGACGCGCTCCTCACCCTCGCCGAGGTGCACGGGAAGTCCGTCGCCGACGCGCGGGCGTGGGCCACCGCAGGACTCTCGACCGAACAGATCAAGGACAAGCTCCTGGGCGAGATGGCGAAGCCCAAGCCCGTGAGCGTGACGGGGATGGTGGACAAGGAGGCTGACCGCAACTTCAAGACGTTCGGCGAGAACATGGTCGCCATCGTCCAGTGGGGCATGCCGAACGGGCGGCGCGATGCGCGGCTCAAGAAGCAGCAGTTTCAGGCGGGCTTGGCCTCCGGCATGGACGAGACCGTGGGCGCCGAGGGTGGATTCTTCATCCAGCCCGAACTCACGTCGCAGGTGATCGACCCCGTGTACAAGGATGACCCGATCCTCTCGCGCGTGACCCGCGTGCCGATCGGCAGCAACACCAACGGCGTCCGCTACAACGTGGTGGACGAAACCAGCCGCGCGACGGGCAGCCGGTGGGGTGGGGTCGAGATGTACTGGAGCTCAGAGGCCGGCACGCTGACCTCCTCCAAGCCCAAACTCCGCCTCTTCGAGCTGAACCTGAAGAAGCTGATCGGGCTCGCGTATCTCACCGAAGAGTTGACGCTGGACGCCCCGGCCGCGGAGTCGCTCCTGACTCGTGCGTTCCAGGCGGAACTCCAGTTCACCCTCGCCAACGCGATTTTCCGCGGCACGGGCGGCGGCCAGCCGCAGGGCTTCCTCAACTCTGGCGCGCTCGTGACGGTAGCGATCGAGGGGTCGCAGACGATCGCGAACTCCGCGCAATATCTCTCGCTCAACATCACCAAGATGCTCATGGCGATCCCGTCGTCGCTCTGGGGCGATGTGATCTGGCTGTATCAGCAGGAGTTCCTGCCCTACCTGATGAACGCCAGCCTCGCCGGCAGCTCGTCGGGTGCGGCCGTCCCGATCTTCGTGCCAATGGGTGGCTTCACGCAGCGCCCGTTCGACATGATCCTGGGGCGCCCGGCGTACCCGTCCGAGATGTGCTCGGCCGTTGGCACCCCTGGCGACATCCTCGCCATCGCGCCCTCGCAGTACCACCTGGGCGAGAAAGGCGGCGTGCAGCAGGCGCAGTCGATCCACGTCCGCTTCCTGAACGACGAGCTCACCCTGCGGTGGATCTACCGCGTGGACGGCGCGTCCGTGTGGCGCACGGCCGTCACCCCGTTCAAGGGTGCGGTCGCTCGTTCCCCGTGGGTCGCACTCAACACCCGTAGCTAACCCCCCACCCTCATGGCGGGGCGGCTCACACCGCGCCCCGCTGCCCTCACTGGAGAATCGGACAATGGCAAGCAACTGGTCGCTCGCGCAGGAGGCCTCGGTAATCCCGGTACAGGCCCCAGCGACCGACGCGGCGGGGCGGACGGGGTCGTACGTCACGCTCAAGAACGCCCACAAGGCATCCCTTTTGTGGGTCATCGAACAAGGGAACGCGGCGACGATCGCGCTCTCAGTGAACCAAGCCACCAATGTTTCGGGCGCAAGCGCGAAAGCGTTGTCGACCGTGCGGTGGTGGGCCTGCATCAACGACGGCTCATCGGACATCAATGTCCGTCAGACCGATGGTGCAAGCTACACGACCGATGCCGGCACGAACCTCAAGGCCATCATCGCCGAAATTGACCCCGGCGATCTCGATATGGCGAACGGCTTCATCACGATTGCGCCAGTGAACGGCGCGTCGAACGCCGCGAACTACACCGTCTGTGTGGCAATCCTGACCCCGCTGCGCTACGCCGCGGATCAGCCGCCCACCGCGATCGCGAACTAACACGATCCGATGGCTGTCGTCGAGAACCTCGATGTTAACACCGCTGATTTCGACGTCCCGGTCACATGGGCCGGGGCGCCGAG